AGTGACAATATTATCCGAAGTGAATTTCTTTAAGCCTCTTTTTATGGCCTCATCTATTGCATCCATGTGTATTTTAACGCCTTCGCCCATTCCTCTTTTGGACGGGTCTTTGATTATTACTCCAGAGATATGAAACTCGCTGCCTTTTATTGTTGCTGTTAATTTAGCGTTTTCGCTCTTCATGTCTATGCCAACACCTAACGAGGATTGGTGCTCTGACACCACCGAGCCGCCTATTTTTTTCAATTTTTCAGGATGAAAGATTTGATAAGTCACCTCACCCTCATCCTCTAACCGTAAGCCATCATACCCCTTATTGATTAACTCATCTGTGCTGAATTTGTCTGATTCTTTCCAGCCGCCAAGTTTGAGTTTCTTCTCATCTATAAGACGCTCAATAATTCGACCTTTGCTGCCTGCCCCGGCTGTGCCTTGCTCAATAGCGGACTTCGTATCTGTAAACCATATTGTGCCGTCCATTGTTTTTGTTACATCAAATTCTTCAAATTTCTCAGCAGTTCCGTGATAAATGGTTTTTTCTGGTTTCGACTTGACGGTCTTTTCGACTACCTTTTTAACAGGCTTAGGGTTTTTAGCCATACGCCACATACCTTTCAATGGCAACACAACACCTGCAAACGCAGCCGCTATGCCAACACCTAATCCAGCGTTTTCTAATATGTTTTTCAGTCTGCCCTCAGAATCAGTCTCATTCTCGTTATCTGCTAACCAGCCAATGACAGAGTTATCAATCCCCATCTCCTTAGCCAAAGAGGACAGCCTTTCAACATGAGGGTCTAATGCTGTGCCTGATGTGATGACGTCAGCAAGAAAAGCGGTAGTAAATGCGCCGGTCTTAACTTTAGTGGCAGCAGACAAGGCTTGTAATCCTTTCACATACCCGCCAAACGGGATAGCGAACTGGGATAAATCTTGAGTAATTTGTGAGGCTACGCCTTGAGGGGCTACGCCTTGAGCAAATGCTTCTGTAATAGTGGTTAATCCTGGCATCTCAGTTCTTAGCCATTCATTTGCAGAGTCTACGTTTTCTCTGCCGAGCGCAAAAGATAAAGTATTATCAATCGCTTTCATTGTGCCACCTACGAAATCACGAGGGACACGGGTAGCAGTATCAACGGCATTGAGTATCTTCTCGTGCATCTCAAACTCATACGATTCTTTAGGCGCATCTTTTGGAGGCTCCATCTCAGCCATAGTCGTGCTTTCAACATCAATGCGCCTTGCATTGGTTAATTCTTCTTTCTCAATCTCGACCTCTAATCCATCAGGAGAGTATCGAGGGTTTGAGCCAAAGGCTTCTAAGCTATTGTCCAATTTCTCGCTCCAATCTCTCAATGCGTCTTAATTTACGGTTAAGTAGGATGATTTGGGTTTTTTCTTCCTCTGAACCTAGTTCTGCTGCTTTAATCTGTTCTTCTGTCTGGTAAGTGGCTTTATTTAATCTTTCTCTTATGCTATCTAGGTCTTTAATAAGTATTTCATTATTAACCTCTTTAACCAGTCTGTCAGCAACTTCAATGGACTTAACTTCTCTTTCTTCTACAGGTGTATTTTCAACCTCATTAAAGTAACGGGTCAGCACCATACCGGCTCTTTGCGCTTTCTCTGGTGTAATCTTTACTCCCATCGCGCCTTTTATGATGCCAAACGCATGATTAATACGCCTTGCGCCTTCGCGTCCGTTTTGAGTGCCTTTCCAGTTTCCTTTATCATCTTCAAGCGCGCGTCTATCGCCTATCAGCTCCATTTTGTCAGGGCGACTCAATCGTGGGTCTGTTTGAATATCAAACTCAGTCGTACCTAGTAAATCAGCCTTGTACTCATTAACAGCGATTTGGTCTGAAAATTCAGGGCCAGAAGCAAAAGCGTTCTTCTTGTACTTGTCAGCAACTTTTGGATCTAATTCATCGTTATCAAGCATCTTCTGTAAGTGTTCAGGGATTAATGCGCCCTCAAGGTCAAGCGATGCAACTTTGCGCTCACCTTTACGGTATCTTGCTTTCCTTGCTGCATCATCTCTTTTACGTTGAGCATCATCTGCTTGGTGGTCTTTTTGCATCATACCTAACATGGTACTAACCATTTTCTTACGGTAATCAGGGTCACGGTCGCCTAATCTTTTTAATTTCTTAAATCGTTCAATGTGTTTAACGCCGCGTCCTGCGTTCATTTCTCTTTCAAATGCGCCATAAATAACTTGATCTTCAATGTCTCGAGTAATATTGTTTCGTTGTATCTCAGCCGATTTATGGGTGATCATGCCAGCGGCTTCCATTCTATTGGTCAGCGCGTGAGCTTTTAACTGTGCGTCTGTGGCTGCATCAACATCGCCTTCTTTTGCTGCGTTCTCACCATCTGTTCGGTATAAATCAATCCCAGTGGATATAGTGGCAGCGTCTTGGTCACGATTAAATGACGTTAAATCAGAAGAAATCTTTTGGCCTGACTTTAAAATAATAGACGCAAGCTCGTCTTGAACTATAGGTTTAATGCCATCAGGTACGCCACTCAACAGCCCTTTAGAGTACGCCTTAGCTTTAACTGCATATCCTTCTGGATCTCTTGTGCTTTCCGCTGCAATACGAGATAGGTTATCGTTAATATCTAATTTAACCGCTGACATATGAGAAGCAATAGCACCCTGATTCCACGCTTCATCCGCAATGGTCGAGCCATCCCGTAAAGTGATCTCTGTCTTGCCTTGAGCGTCAATAAGCCCTTTTTCTTTGGCCTTTTTAGCCATTTCAACATCAAGCTCATCGCTAACCTGTTCACTAAAAGCAGACAGGCGGGAAGCTAAAGATCCAAATAATTGGCCTCGAGTGCTTGCAATAGGGCGCATACTAACTGGCTGTGATTGGTATCTTGGCATTAGTCTTTAACCTTCCCGCGTTTCTTTGATCTAACGTAAGCCCCACCAACTTCTGCCCCTGCTGAAATCAGGCTAGATGTCCTTGCTGTCCTTGCATTAGCCTGTAATTGGCTTACACGCTGTTCTGTTGCAGCTTTATCGGTTAATTCATCCAATTCAAAACGACTAATATCTTCTAATTGGATGGCTTGAGCACTTGAACCTGTGCCTGCCGTTATACCAGAAGCGCCTGCTTTAACATTTTGCATGGCTAAAGAAGCGATAAGGTTACGCTTGCGCTCGATTTCTCTTGTGCGAGCGTTGGTTTCTTCTGCTTTAGCTTGTATTTGAAGGCCTTTGGCTTGCGCAGCCCCTTGCTGGAGGGTTGTGGCTACCGTTAAAACCGTCATTAAACCTTGTGCTGCTGCCATTGTTGCCATTATTCTATTCCTACGCTGAAACTTCGAGGTCTAATCCCAGTATCGTCATCGGTACTGGATCCACTTGTGTAATTGTTAATTGGGCTGTCTGACTCCAGCCGTTTAAATAGATTTCTGTTACTTCATCGCTTGGCTGAGGAACATCGTCAAACGTATCAACGTCTAATTGTCTGTCAGGTATTACTTCACCATTCACTAATATACCTAGCGACTGATAGCGGTTAATCGTACATCTGACAATCCGTTTCTCTCTATTAAGAGTTGGGCCATCCTGGAAGCCATCGGATACCGCCATTGTTTTGATTTCAGGGTTAAAGTCTAAGCCTACCTCTAAAGTCTCTGCTGATGGTGTTCTGTCGAGGGTAATCTGTCCGCTCGATACTGTTTTATCTGCCTGAACAGCCCCACCGAGCTTTATACGTACAGCCTCGCCTTCTAAGTGGTCAAGTCCTGTTACCGTGGCACTTGAATGACTTGCTATCACTACTGCGCTATCAGTATAAATCTCTGCGCTTAGTTTTTCTAGGTAATTTACAGACACCGTGTTAATGACGCGTTGAGCAATAAAATAAGTATCTCGGTCTAAGACGCCGACTCGTTTAAAGTCGCCCTCAGTTTCCCACGGACCAGACCATGCGTTAACTTCCTGCTCTCTTAACGTGTTTAAAACAACCACGTCCCCTGCGGTATTCACAATATAAATATAATTGCTCTCGGAAGCATCTGCGCTAATCACAGAATCAATGTCTATCGGGGTATTGATTAAATGAGTAGACAATTGAGAGATTGAGTTAGACACATGCGCGTTTTCTTGGAATGAATATAAGTATTCTCTAATGCTTTGACCGCTTCGTTGCACGAAAATAGTCGCACCATCAATCGCGGCTGTCCTTACATTAGCTGAACCGTATGAGGTTTGGCGTATCACTGAGAAATTATCCGGTGTAATAGGGTTATCAGGGACAATAAACTCACCGCCAGAGGTGTATATTTCTAATTTACGTCCAGGGACTACGTTTCTTATCTCGTTTACTTGGTCAGTATCCAATGCGCCTACGACAGCTTCATCAGCTTGGCCTGTACCTACATCAAAGTTATAGAAGTCGTTTGCTTTAGATAACCATATTCCTTGAGGCCGACCCAAAGAGCCACCAAAGACCATGCGGCCATTAAAGAACGTAATCTGTCGCGGCCAGCCCCGTGAGGTAGACCATACATCCTCAGCGCCACCACCAAAGTCAAACTGAGGTATATTGGTCAGAGGAACATCGTCAACCACCCAAAGACCTTCTGCTGCGGTGTCACGTACGACCCTTTGGGGTGCAATGTCTTTATGTGTAATGATTAAAGTGTCTGCTGTTTGCGCCCATCCAATAGCAGCTAACTGTACGGAGGTGTGCTGAATAGGAACGTCAACCAATAAAGCATCATCCTTATAGATAGCCAAGTTTTTGTCAGTGGCCACTATCATATACGTTTGTTCGGTGTTGAACGAGAAAGGGATGAGCCTCATATCTGAAATACTGCTTGATTCCACAAAAAGACTGAACTCATCGAGGGTTGCTTTGTCTGTTGTGAGGTCTGTCGCGCCAATGCGGGCTACACGCCAATATCTTGCGCTAACTTCTGGCGTTTCTCGTACCGAATAATCAGTTGTGGTCAGGTTTAACGCGCTTCCTACCGATGTCCACGCTATATCGTCAGTGGAATACTGGATGAAAAACTCAGTGTTGGTCGCGGTTGTGAGATTCATACCCACTACGTCTGCATGTTTAATCGTCTTTGCCGAGCCTAAATCATAATGAACGACCACATAAGGGTTAATCACACCAATATTAGTCGTAGTAATTAACTCAGTAGAGGTGTCGTCATCATTCGCATTACCTGTTGTACCGCCATTGGGAGCCGTAATAGTCGGGCTGGCTTCACGGACAATCAGGTTATTAATCGTATCTATATATTCAAGCCCAGGTCTGCGGCTAACTCCGCCAAAAGGTATGCAAATAGCATTATCAAGTTTCTCCGCTCCGTTGTAATAAGCCTTTAAATCAATACGTGCTGCGGCTTTTGGGTCTAGTACCCCCGCGCTAAAGGATGACTGCATACGTCTAAGACGTGGCATTATCTCACCTCAATGAATGGGGCTGATTGAATAGCGTGATTCGTGCGACCTTGTGAGTCTCTATTCATTGCGACAAGCCGTTGCTGGTTAGCGGCATCTGCCCAATTTTGCGCCATGCTTCTGTTATCTGTCACGGAAATAGCAAACTCTGCTGCGAGTAAATACTGCATGAGTTTAACAAAATAAGGGGGTAAGGTTGTTTCTGCTGGCTTAAACCAGTAATCAATCTCAATAGTTGATTGGTTTGAAAAGAGCATATCCTCATATATTTCAAATTCAGTACGTGGATAAGTACGGTAAACCAATAATAAGTCACCGGGTAACTGAAAAGCATTAGACCACTCGTTTAATGGGCTTGCTGCTAATTGGGATAAAGTCACCTTTCCCATTGCAAAACGCCACGAATGAGAGGTAATTGCATCTTCATATACTGTCTGATACAGGTTAGCGGCTGCTCTTGCTCCGGCTCCCGCATCGGTAAATGAGTTTATTGTGTTATGACCTATGAGTAATAGGGCGTTGGAGGACATTGATATGTCAGTAGCGTTAGCCATAATCCTGCCTTAAAGAAAGCCCCGATTAAGGGGCTATCAAGTTATTAAGCCAATATTTGGACGGTTGATAGTGTTGTCACTACTCCCGCTCCACTAATAGCGTCCACAAAAACAGTTGTAAATGTTTCCGTTCCTCCATTAGCGTCTACTGACCAGATTATATCTTGAGCTGATAAGCCCATGATAACTGCTTCGTCAAAGTAACCAGAGCCAACAACTGTTGCTTTCGCGTCGGCGGTAGTATAAGACCAGTGACGCGGTGCGTTGCTGTTTGCCATTGACGACAAAGGTAAAAGTGTACCTGCTGTAAAAGCCATAATAGCCTCCTATGTTTCGTCAGCGTTGATTTGAATTAGACCAGCCGTGTCTCGGATAGCCGCGCCAGATTTCATAATGCCGTTACACAGCCATGAAGTCTTATGTGGAACCCAGTTCACTTCGGTACGAATATCGATACCTGTTGCAAGTCCAACTGCTGACTTGTGCCAAGCATAACATTCGCGAACATCGCCAGCCGCTATGTTTAAGCCGCCTTCTGTGCGAGTTTCAATGATGTGCCAAGTGAAGCCCATCCAGTAATTCAATTCGCCAGTCACTAAAGACTGTACGTTATTGTAATCACTAGAGCCTACTTGAGTCTCATTCAACATAGCCGCAAGGCCATCAGCAGATACCATGATATGGCGATCCTTATCCATCGGTACGCCTGCGTCATTAAGTTCGGCAGAAGCCGCTATAACTTTCTCGATGTTCATATTGGTATCAGCACCACCAACAGAAGTCGCGATTGTGGCTCCTGGTGTTGCGTCATCCATTGCATCAATGATTAATTGCTCACGACGACGATGTAAGGCACCGGCGATTGTATAAGCCAGCTCTTGTTTTTCGTCAAAGTTGACCTCAGCCGCGTCAAAAATATCGGTGTATTCTGGCGCCAACCAGTTTTCCAATGTTGCGGTGATAAGGCTGTGGGAAATGTCCATAGGTGTAACGTCAGCTTGAGATGCCTTTTGATTGGCCAAGCCTTTACCCATAGCGCGGAATTTGTAGGTATCACCTACTACGTTGTTACGGCTTGTGACCGCAGCTACAATACCAGAACCCATTGTTTGAAACGCATGTTTTACCATG